CGTTCTTCGTTATGTTCCTCTTGATAGCTCAGGACATAATCAACATAGGCTTTAGCTTTTCCAAGATTGGTTGTAGCGTGGCGAAAACCGGCAAAACGTTTTTCAAAGTCTTTATCCATCTTTCACTCGCCTCTTTTTCAGTTCATTCTTAAACTTCAGAACCTCTGTAAGAACTGATCCATTGTCTTGTTCTACCACTTCACCCAATGACTTAGGATTCATCATCAATTGATTAGAATAACTGAGTATGTCTTTTCGTAGGATTTCCATCGCTGTTAGGATGGGGACTTTACGTTCATTCTCAGCTCCTGCCTTGTTCACATAGACATCTGTGACAGGATAGCCCATATCAGCATAATCCTGAGCAAGTTTCTGATACTGAAATAGCATTCCTGAAAAGATGTCAATGATCATGTCAAATTCTTTGCGATAAGTCCCAAGCTCTTTCATCTGTTTGATGACTTTTGACTTGATAGATTTAGCTGTGACTGGTTTTGCCAAAAAACTAGGCCTCCTTCCCAAAATCCCTTTAGTTTTTATCCCCTTTTTGTCTGGAGGCCTCCGACTTGGAAAAAGTTCCCTTCACCGGTTCCCAGACGCTCTAAAAAAATTTTTTTCGATGGGGGGATAATCGAAAAAATCAAAAATTCAAAAATTGAAAAATTCGATTTTTACAAAATTTCATTTTTTCGATTTTTGTAAAAATTCAAAAATTCCCTTTTTCGTTTCTTTTGCCAAAAAATTCCTTGACCAATAACTTTATCATTCTTTCTATCGTGGAAAGTATTGTGTCGCTTGTTAGTGAGAGGCAAACAATTCCATTCTTGGAATTCTAGTTCAGGATATTCGGACACTGGAAAAATATGATGAACCATTTCAGCAGGTTCTGATATTCCGTACCTCAAACTTTCCTGACAAAGATAATTATGTTTTCTTAGAATCTTATCTCTGAACTTCTCCCACTTCTTTGTCTTCAAAGAAGGTCTGACAATTTTGTTATACATTTAATCCTCCTCACACAAAAAGGACAGACCAAACTGATTGGCTGTCCCTCTCATACTTGAAAGCTATGCTATCATAATATTTTATTTTATGTGAGAAAACAAGAGTTTATTTTCTCATCTTTCAATCCGTCTTAAATTTATCTCCAATCTTAAAATGTTCAAAATCTTTTTTGCTCACCTTGAAATCTTCCTCGATGGTTTTGTTTCCTGATTTTCCTTTAACGGTTATAAAATATTTTCTATCGGTTTTCATTGGAACTAGCACTGTTGTCTTTCCAGATGAAATTGGCATCAACATCATTGTTGGTTCTTCAATATATTTATCAGTGATGGTTCCACTTGAAATCTCATGGCATGATGCTAGTAATATTCCAAAAGCTAAAATACATAAAATTTTTAAACACCGCATCACTCTGCTTCCTCGGTTTCTTCGATGATGAAAGCTACTAATTCTCTAGGGTTAATGTAGAGTTTGCCAATGCGCATTAGATGACCATTGTTAAACTGGCTGACTAAACGTTCAATCTCTGATTGTTCCGCACCACAGGACTCAGCAGTCTTATCATTTGTTAAATGAAAAATAATTTTATTTGTAGTCATCATTTTACCTCCTCAACTTCAAACAATGGGCTATTAAATACTTCTGCAAGACCTAACTTTTCAAGGTCAGATTTTCTAAAATTACTTCTAAAACTTGGATCAAAATGAATCCCTATTTCATCATTACTTAAATACTGTTTAGTAGCTTTAAATTTAACTGTGTACTTCGATTCTTTATCAACCTCGTAGCCGTCAAGCCAAGCATGGACAAAAGTTTCAATGTTGCCTTCGTAAAACCACTCTTGGACTCTCTTATCATAATGATCTTCAATCACTCTCATTGCCCCATAGACATGAAAATCGTATGTTTTTTTAAAATCTATATAGTCCGCAACAAACTGCGGTACTGTTACTTTTTGCGGTTCGTCTAGCAACTTAATCAATTCCAATGCTGTCAATTTATCAATCATCGGTCTTGGTCTACTACAATCTGAAGGTAAATGACTGATACTCTCAATCAACTCTTGTTTATTCATTCTTCCATCTCCTTTGGTGGTTTTGGATAACTCATCCAGAATACTGTATCTTCATAAGTGTTTTCAAATCCAACACCGTTCCCAAAATCAATCCAGATGTCAGTGGTTATCTCTTGGGTCTTTGGATTGTATACAAGAACTTCCTCGTCTATTTCTGGAGTCATACCTTCCCAAACAGAATCAACCCCATCTCCAAATATTTCTTTATCATCTTCATAGATATCTCTGGTTGTCAATTTATTCCATTCATAAAGTGCCACAGTTATGTCTGACGTTCTTTTTGCAGTAGCCATTTTTCCTCCTCACTTTCACATATCTTATATTTTGTTAAGCTCGCCATATTTCTGAAATCCTTTTAGGATATGACTTTCATTCGTTTCTCTTTTTCCAGCTTATGCTTAACTCATTATGTTAATGTCAAAATTATAAAATTAAATGACAAAGTTTCTCAAAGCATCATCTAATTCAGCTTGTTCAATTCCAATGTATCTCAGTGTTATCGCTGGAGATGAATGATTGAACATCTTCTGTAGTGTGCCTACATCCTTTGTCTTGTTATAGTATTTATATCCAAACGTTTTGCGCATTGTGTGTGTTCCCACATTGTCAATGCCCAATTCCTCAGCAGCTTCATGGATGATCTGGTAGGCTCGTTCACGAGTGATGGCCTTATTTCCTCCTTGTCTGCTCTTGAATAGAAAATGATGGAATGGCTTCCCTTCAACATATTTCCTCATTTCTCGTTTCAACTCTTTTGTCATCCTACGTGAAATCTGCTTGCCAGTCTTTCTTTCTCGTAGCTTGATGTGCCATCCCTGAACATCTTTGACTTTGAGTGTGAGGATGTCACCGACACGCAAGCCTGTGTTGAGACCAGTGATGAATAGCATATAATACATTTCATTCCACTCTCTCAGGTAGTCCTTCATGGCTTGAATGTCATCTGTGTCTTTTATGGGTGAGACCTCTTCCATACGCTTCCCCCTCTCTATATTAAAATTGATTTTCATAAGGAATTGGGAGTACAGGATTTGAACCTGCATCTGCTGTTTTCCGCCAGCATGCTCTGACCGTTTGAGCTAACTCCCTAACCACTATTAGGAGACCTCTCTCATCTATGATGTGATTATCATGAACAAGATTATAGTATTTTATTTTGTGTGAGAATACAATAATTTATATTCTCAATTTAGAGTACACCTTTCATTCTGGCATACGTTTCCAAGATGCCAGCACGCTTCCTGTAAATCGTGGCATTGCTGACAAATTGCTTTTCTGCAATTTCTTCCCAATCAAGATTGGCTTGCCCCCATCTTAGGTAGAAGATATCAAGCTGTTCTCCTGTCAGTTGCTTCTTGAAAGATTCAACAGTCTCTTTGAACAGCTCAAGATTTTTCAGGGTCACATCAGTAGCGAATTTCATCACTGTGTTTTCTGTTGGTTTGCTGATTCCAGACTTTCCACCACCAGCAAGATCATCACCGTTTTTTGCCATCAATTCTGCTTTTCGGGTCCAGATTGCCCGGTCAATTCCGCGAAAATTGAATAATTCTTGATCAAGGTTAAACAATTCTCTGTTGTTTAATTTTTTCATTAATTAACCTCTCTTTGATAGATTTCTACTATCCCTTTTCCTTTCAACCTTTCACAGTGAGCAAGTGCTTCATGTCTTGTTTCAAATTCAGCTTCAGTGTATTCGGCTAAATGTTTAGGATCAATCCAACTTGCGTGTCCATAATATTTTTTTACAACATACATCTTCATTTCTTTCTCCTGGTTTTAAAAACTACACTGAAGGCCCACAGGAAGCCAGCTCCCCAAATGATTGAGAAAAGTGTGAATATAAAATCTTGCAATTCCATCAAATACTACTCCGTTTCTGTTATGCGTTCAGTTGTAGTCTCAAAAAATCTTTATAAATTTTTGTAAATATCTCAATAACTAGTTTTTGCGGGATGTTAGAACGTTCATTGTATGATTTGGAAAAATTTCCCCATTCAATTTCTTGCTTGATAATGTCGTTCTTTAAACCCAAACATAGATTGCTTGCAAATTTCGTTGGTTTCTGTAATGGGTAATCATAATTGTTATACCTTGTAAGATTTAGGTAGGGTAGTTTAAAACCTATGACCTCATCGATATATTTCCATAAGCGGCCACTTGCTGGATTTTCAATTACAAAATACATAGGCTTATAACGCTTGATGATTTCAATAGTGTTAAAAGCACATAATTCCCCGTTGATTCTCTTCATGAATTGACGATCATATTTGTAATTGATATAAGCTTCTTCATAATCAGAGGCATTTCTTATTGTAAACATACTGGCTTCTTTCTGAGGAATGAACAGACTGTCTGATAAATCCTCTTGTTTCCAGCAAGCATTTCCTCCGGTCATTGCGCTTGCATTCGACCAGCTTTCACAAGGAGGACTTGCTATGATTAGATCTGGCTTTGGTAGCTTATCCAAAGTATTAAACAAGGTATTATCCCCAAACAGGCGACTATAATCAGCAAGATTCAAATTTATAAAGTGATTATTTCTTTTCTCAATATCTATCCCTATTGGATATACATCAATATTGCATAAACCTTTTTCATTTAGTTCCTTAACCCCTTTTGTATAGCTACCATTTCCACTATCAAAAAGGGCCCATACAATCATTTTTTTCAATTAGTTCTCCTCAACCTCCTAAATTGCTGAATGGAACTTCCCATTGATAATCAACATATTCATGACAAACATCTTTGATAATTTCACCTTTGGAAATTTCAATTTCCTGTGTGAATTCTATGCCACACTCAAATGTAAAAATTTTAATATCAACATCAAACTTACTTGAAATTTCTTGATAATTTTCTGGAATAGCACTCCACGCTTGCTTGAAATTATCCAATTCAACGGTACAAAATTTTTCTTCAAGCCAAACTTCTATTTGTTTTTGATCAATAAACGCTCGTCTTGTCCCGTTGATGTAAAAATAGGGACCTGTGCTGTTGAATATAAGTAGAGTGCCATCATATTCATCTGTTAGTGTTACAGTGTCGCTTAATAGCATTTCTTTCAATGCTGATGCAATATTTTCGCTTCTCCCTCTTAATTTAAGAGATCCTTCAGCCCAATTTGGCATGATTTTCTTCTCCTTTTGTTTTATTAGAATGGCAATTTGTCATCTGTGATGTCCATTGGACTTGCAAAGCTTGGTGGCATCTGTTCCGTCATGCTGTTTTGATTTGCTGTATTATCACGCTTTTCCAGAACTTGGAAACTTTCTGCGACAACTTCAGTCACATATACACGTTGTCCTTGCTGGTTCTCATAATTTCTTGTTTGAATTCGTCCGACAATTGCCACAAGCATTCCTTTTCTCGTCCAATTGCAGAACCGTTCTGCTTGTTCTCGCCACATCACACAGTTGATAAAATCTGCATCATACTCATCATTTGCATTCTTGAAATTTCGATTGCATGCAATATTGAATTGAGCAGTTGCAATGTTGTTGGGTGTATAGCGTAGTTCTGCATCTCTGGTCAACCGACCAATAAGAGTCACATTGTTAATCATCATTATCCTCCGACATTATTCATTTCAGCAGCTTCCTTGAGCGCTTCTGCTCTCTTGCGTTCCTGCATTTGATATTCTTGATTTAATTTATTCAAGATTGTATCTTGTGCAGTGTTTTGTTCAGCTAATCTCTGGATGCTCAATTCATGTTCCTGAATCGTCCATTCCATATCTTTGATCTTATTTTCTTGATCTACTAATCTAGAATTGAGATTGATAGCAATGACCAGTGAAATAACTGCCAATGAGATCAAGTTGATGATCAGCCAATTGATTTTACTTTTCATCTTCAACTACCCTTTCTATTCTATACTGGCCAGCTTCTCTTCCTTGTTCATTCAAGTGTATATAATACTTGAGAATTGACACATCTTTGCCAGTGATCTTGCTTAGTTCTTTGATTGGAGCAGTACAGATGTATTTTCCTTGATCAAAAAATCTATAATCTGTCAATTCTTCTGGATCTCCCATCAGTGCCTTCTCGTCAATGTTGAAGAATTTGCATAATTCTTGGACATGAGCTGGTTTTATATTTTTGTTTGTGATCCATTGTTGAATTGTATTTGGATTTCTATTCAATTTCATTGACAGCTCTTTGCGTGTTAGTCCTTTACCAAGGATCAACAATTGCAATTGTTGACGAAAGTGATCCATCTGATTTCTCGTGTAATCTCTCATGCTGTCACTCCTGTTCATGACTTTTTTTCAAATCCTCAATGAGCCATTCAAGATATTTCTTAGCCTTATCCAAATCTTCAAGCCCATTCTTCTTCTGGAATCTACATAGATACTTGATAGCATTTCCCCAATAGAATCCCTGAACCCCTTTCAGATTTCCTGCAAAGTTCCGGATGACATCAATGGATTCCAGACCATATTCACCGCAATAGTGATTTGGCTTATTCACTGAATCATTCATTTCTTCTAGAATTTGTTCAAATGACCGTTCTTTCATTTTAGTCTTTCCTCCTTAATCCAAATACCGTCAACCAATTTTCCTTTGCGGTCCTTGATTTCTTCATAGGCTTTATTTAAGCACTCCACAAAATCATAGTTCAGCATTTGAGAAATTCGCATCAATTCATGTACTACGCTTTTGAGTTGGTAGCCTTGACGGTTAAAATAAGATGCCAGTGCTTGATCAACCATCAATACAAAATAATCTTCTGTTTTTGCAGCTTCTGAGAAAATGAATTTCTCTTGTTCTGGGAAAATTTCTTTTGTGTTGATTCCAAGTTGAAGAGTCAAGCCGATCAATACAACAGTGATGTCTCCAATACTATCTTTAGTCACTTCTTCATCTTTTTCAGCAATTCCTCTCGACAGCTCACCGATTTCTTCATAGAGCTTCAGGAACTGCTTATTGGGTTCTTGAGTGTGTAAGTTACGGTCATAAAACCATTTTTGAACTTTTGAAATTAAATCCTTTAGTTTGTTGTTTTCCATTCGTTAATACCTCCGACTTTCCGTTGTTTCAGGAAATTTAAAAATGTGTTTGCTTGCTCCCTTGAATATTCGGTCAGCAAGTGCTTGATTGTAGATTGTTTTGATGTCATTGCTTGACAAGTTAGTGTTGAAGAATGTTGTTTGACGATTGTCCAAGATTTTAAACAGCACTCGCTGTCTCCAGTCATTCGCTTCTTTGAGATTGGCGCTCATGCTACTTTCTTTCCCTAAATCGTCAAAGAAGAGAAAGTCAACTTTGCTGAGTAGGTCCACAGCGTAGTTCTCTGTGAAGTCTCCTCGACCATTGAAGCTTTCTTCAATCTTATTGAAGAGAGCTGATGTTGAGATGAAGATCACACTTTTTGGATTCTCACATTCTTTTGATTGCTCATTCAATGCTTTTGCTAACCCAATAGAGAGATGGCTCTTTCCAATGCCAGGCGGTCCACTTAGG